GCCCAAGAGTCACTCCATTCGGACATATACCCTCTTCCCTTTTAAGAATTGCCTCGTTCCAACTTCGCGTCACTGAAGCCCTACAATTCCTTGCGACTATCCCAATCTCGACGCCGGATCAACGAAGCCCGGTCTTGTCCAGTTTCCTTCCAAGGCTAACGGATTGTCCATCAAGAATCTATACCATTGTTTACTGCGGGGGGCATAGCCCAGCTCAATTGACAGAGCTCGCAAGTAATCAAAAGCTTCGTCTACTTTGCAGTAGTTCAGAAGGTACGAATCAATCGTTTGCTCGAGATTCTCATCTTCTTGATGTAATAGATTCCAAAAATGCTTGCCTAGATAAATGGGGTGAGGTCCATAATCCTTCAACTCAAACCCCATGAACTGGTATCCGTTCATGTATTCTTTGACTTCGCATCCGGCATATTCCAAGTGGTCGAGATACTCCTCCACGTTAGGTGGGAGGGATTGGATCGTGTCATCTCCGGTTGCATAAAATGTTCCCAGAGGAATTCGTAATCGTAGACAGGCTAAGACGTGGAGAAAATACTGGGAGAAACTATTGTCACTAATAGTGACAAACAAGCCGCTCTTCATAAATCCTGAGAACTGCTGCTCTAATATAGTCCCATCACCAAAAATGAGCTTGCTACTCTGGTAAGCGTCACGATACAACATATCCATCACTCTCTCCGCTGCCGGGGTGAGATCAGTACAAAGACGCTTCCTAAGCTCTAAACAAAGCTCATAGACCCAGCCTGGACTGTTCATGTCCCAGCCGCTCTTATCCACGCAAAGGTTGACTTTCCTTTGTACGAGCATGTCTCTAAACCGCTTCCAGCCTCCTGCTCCATACACTAGGCCATAGGCACTAGGAGTTCTACCAGTTTGTTGCAGAAGGGCGTCTTCAATGTTTCCGAACACCATCTGCCAAACTATCTGGACAGGAAGCGAGCTGGCTATAATCAAACGCCACCGTTTGGCTAGCGCTTTTCTCTCTGTGTGGGGTTCATGTTTCACAAAAACCCTAAAGAGATGCTCGTAGTTACCTTCGATCACATCAGTAACCATCAACCATAACAACTCTTTGCGCGTTGGGTCTGGCTCCAACTCGCCTTTAAACAACCACTCTCCAATCGTGGGGGCCTGAGTCATAAGCGGGTATCCGGGAGACGAGGTTCTATCCAATTTCCGGAGAACTTCCTCAAATCGCGTCCGGGAATACCAATCTCCTAGTTGCCAAGTGCACGCCGCGTAGGCTTTTTCAGCCACGTGCAAAATGGTCTCTCGTTCATCCGCCGTAGGGTCAATATAACTTTTCCTTAGTCGTGCCGATTTTTCCGCCTGAGTGCAGAAGCTGTCTATTTGCGCGCTGGAGTCGGTGAGCGGCGCCTGATATTTGCTTGCCGCTCTAAGCCCATTCTCCGCCCAAAGTACGCCTGGCGTCTCTGTCTCCGCGAGAGTTGCGATTGCTCGCTCGACTCGCTCATTGACAACGCGCGATTTTCTCTTAGCAGGGATAGGAACTGTTTTACTGACATATCGCCATCCAGCTGGCCAACCCCCGCTTGCGCGGGGGTTTTGGCGTTTCCCGCCTCAGAGGCGCACTCCGGCATATAGGAATCTAATTCCTGCTGCAAAAGGTCCACTTCCACTTGATCCGCCCAGCGATCGGGATTATTCGCATAACTTTGCTTAGCTCGCATGAGCTCTTCGTACACGGTTTCCCTAGTACGGTAATACTTCCCGGTCTTGCGTGAGCGGATGATGATGCTATCGTCGTCATAAGGCGCAATATCGTGCTCTTCTTGAGCCGCTCGCCTTGCCGCGTCTTCGCTTCCGACGGTGCTTTCGTTGGAGACTACGAAGTGCGCGTATAGCAAGCACTCCACATATTTTATCTCCCACCCCTCGTTTTTCCTTCCTCCATTGGTATGGATCGCTGCAACCCTCTCACCAACTATGTACGGGCAACCACTGTATCCTCCAGCGGTAGTCCCCGCATACTCTACGCGTCCAAACTGCCCCAACGGGTGCAGTTTCCCCACGGAGCCTTTACCTAACGCTCCAGTAATCTGGGCGTTGGTTGAGCTGGGGAGGGCTATAGTCGTTGCTGAGCGCATCGACAACCCTGAGAAGAAAGAATCAGGGAGGGGTATCGCAACTATGTCCGTTACCGGACTATAGATCTGATCGGCATCCTTTGCCGACCAAACATCGCCGAGTTCTTTTATTTTTCCCATGCGGGACACGGCGTAGCGTTCTCCTTCTACCAAATTATGTCCTGCTGTCAACAGGAGATCTTTCGATCCGACGGTTAGGCGAAAGCATCCTCCGACTGTTTTCCAAGTCTGACCCTCGGCTACGCATAGGGCCCCCTGACATCGGGCGAAACTCATGTTGGTCTCGACCGAGCCCTCAACTGCTGTCTCGGGCTCATACGAAGGGGCTTCTTTTATGACTGGCCAAGGTCGCTCTCTCCATTCTCTGTACTTCCTATAGGCAAATGGAACTGCCTTCTTAAGGACCCATCCAGCGCTAACTATTGATGTAACTGTCAGCGCCGCTCTTAGAGGGTCCTCTTTAACGGTCTCGACCGCAAGCCGAGTCAAGTTGACTCTGGCCTTAACGGTTTCTGTAACCGCTTTCCCAACCAGAGCTGATTTTTCAATCCCGCTCTGAAACGCCAAGCTTTTCGCTGCGCTAAAATGTGGGTACAAATTGGTGTACATAATGGAAAGGTTCAAAATAATATATTAAACAAAGTTTCCAAAACACAAAAGAAAACTTTATTTCGCG